GCTTTGAACTTGTCTTGCGCTTGTTGCCGTATGTCAAGCAATCGTTTTTGTTCACTGACTGCTTTAGCTGTATCATCAAAAACTTTGCTGATAATTGCAGCGTGCATTTCATCAGATGCAATCGCATCATTTCTTAGCAGTAATTGTTCTTGCTGAAAATCAGCAGTTGTTTGCAGTATCCGCTTGGCTTCATCTTGCCTTTTGTATTCAATTTGTAATAATTGTTGCTGGAATTTAGTGTCCTGCTCTGCTATCTCTAGCTTGCGATTTTGTTGCTCTAGGATCTCATCTCCTGCCTTGATTTGATCTGCCAAAATATCTGCTGGATCCCTGCCTGTTCTTCTTGTTTTTTCAGAGATTGGGGGAGGCTTTGGCAGTGTTGGCACTGTTGGCAGTGTCTGGGTTGCTGATGCAGCTGCCGCATCCATCGTTTTTAAACGATCTTGCATAAATTGCAGCAATGTTTCTTGGAACCCTTCGCCACGCAAGTCCGCAAATTCACGCGCTCTGGTTTCAAGTTCTTTTAATCCAGCTTCACCAAACAATTCTTTAGCGCCTCCACGTACGTCTCCGCCTGTAAAACCCGCCACAATGTTTGTAGGGATCAACCCCGCTTCTATGTCACGACGCGCCGCAAATGCGGCAGGCTTTGTCGCCTGAGTTATTAGACTGTTGATTTGATTTAAAGTGTTGGCTGCGACACCTCCAATGAACCTGATTGGCTCTTCTAAATTTACAATTAACTCGGCCAAGCCTCTAAAAACTTGTGCCATTTGAGGCACAATATCTTTTGTTAACGCGACCTGCACATCCTCTGCCGCATTTTGAAAATCAGCTATCGCCTGTGCAGGGCCACCTAAAGCAGCCTCTAACTGAGCAGCACCTTCCGTCTCAATGCGCTTTAAAGCGCGAATAACAACATCTGCGGTAATTTTTCCATCAGCTGCAAATTTTCTTAATGAACCCTGAGCAACTCCAGTCTCTGCTGAAATAGCCGTCAAGATGCCGGGAACTTGTTCTGAAATGCTATTAAATTCATCGCCACGCAATGCGCCTGATCCAAGGGCTTGAGATAATTGCCTAAAAGCATTCGCAGATTCAACGGCTGTTGACCCACTTATCCTTGCTGCGGTATTAAATCCGTTGTAAACACTAACAATGTCCTCAAGCTCAACGCCGACAGGGCGCAACCGAGCAAATACATCAGCTAATGCGCGATTTGCTTCTGTTTGACCAGTGCCGAATCGCTTGGCAGCTTTGGTGGCCGCATCTTGTAACTGTTCAACTTCACCATATCCTTGAGCTAAGAATTGAATGCGTCGCTCTGATTCAATTCGTTGAATGCCTTCGCGGAAGGCATTTTGTGCGGCATTAAGACTAAAATAGGCAGCGGCTAAACCAGCAGCTTTTTTTGCTAAGCCATCAAAGCTACTAGCTGCTGCCTTTGCAGCAGTACCTTGACCTTCTAAACCAGCGGCGGCTGCTTCGGCAGTGGTGACAAATTGTCCATTTGCCTTACGGGCACGACCTGCTGCATCAATAAAATACTGCATCCCATTGGCTGCAGTTTTCATTTCACGGCCAACTTTTGTGGTTGCAGATGTAACGCCCTTCGCTGCAGTCTCTAATTTTTTGGATTCATCACTTGCCTTTTTAAGTGCTTGAACTGCATTCCGTGCGTCAACCCTTAGCTCAACGTTGGATACTGCCACGGCTTACTCAAGCGATGCTTATATCTTAACGACGACCAGCCTTAGCACGATCCATCGCTTCCTTTTCACGCTCTGCCTTCAATTCGTAAAATGCTGCAAAATGAATGAACTCCGCATCGGTCAGTTCCGTGCGGAGCTTGCTTACTGTTATTCCTAGTTCGCAGGCCAGGAAAAACTCAAAGTTGAGCCAACTGTCCTGCTTCAGTCGTTTTTTGCTTCTTCAAGCCCAGCATCCTCACCCAACCCAAACAAAAACAGCTCAAGTTCGTTCAGCACAGACTCAGGTAGCCGACGCTGCAGCTTCGGTGCATCAGCAGACGCAAATGCCTTACTGCCATCTTCCAGCTCGGCCATCTGACACAGCATCTGTGTGCTGATGTCTAGTGCCTCATCAGTACCGGCAAGGCTTTGTGCTTTCTTGCGATCCGCACGGGTGATTGGCTTGAAGTACAGATCAACAACCTTTTTGCCGTCTGCATTCTTCAGCTCAAATTTACGACGCTGGTTAAGGTCAAAAGCCTCAACCAGCATGTCAACAGTCCGAGCCATCAAAAAAAATAGCTTTGATGCTCAAACTATAGCTGAATTATTCCAGGTTAGAAGTGATCGTGCCGGATGTCACGAAGCTGCAAGATACAATCACCAGCTCGCCAACGGTGGAAGTGATTTCCATGTCCGTGATGATTCCGGCAAAGCTCACGGAGTCGCTGCCGGTTGTAGTGCCAGTAGTAAACAGCTCAAACGTTGCATCTGCAGGATCTGCAGTCGTTACCACATCTTCAAGGAAACCAGCTTGACCGGTGGCATCTGGATCGTAAACCAGCTCAACGGTGCCAGAGCCAGACATCATGCTGCCAACAAAGCTGCGGAAGGTGTCACCATGCTTGCTGGTGTCCAAGGTTTCTTTGGTAATTGTCAAGCTCCAACTGCGGGTGCCGACAATCGTGGCGTTAGTGGAGCCTGCAGCGTCAAATTGAACAGTTCCCTGTTCACCGCGAAGAGTAGCCATGGTCAGAGTTCCTCGATGAATTCAAAGGTCACACGGACCTGTGTTTGGAAATAGCCCTCAGGTGATGCGGACACCACTTCAGGACCAATTGGTGCATCGAAGTAAACCCCCGACACAATAAGCCGATTATAGAGGTCACGGATGCGCTTCGCTATCGTAAAATTTGCGCCCACACCAACGCCTAGTGGTGTAAAGATATTCATGACAGCAACACCTACAATGCGATTACTAGCGTTTGATATTAATCCTTGAGTCAGATATTCGCCGCTGCCAAAGCTCGTTAAGCATTGAACCCAGCTTGAATTTGGTGTCGGTGCATAAGATATGTTGTGAAATACAACAGGCAGTACAGGAGAATTTGCGAGTTCTGTTGCTAGTCTGCTTTCAACAACAGCTCGGATCGTGTTTCGGTTGACAACTGCCATCTTTACAACTCCTCAATGACATTAAATGGCACGGTGACGGTTGACTGGAAGAATGCAGGCAGCTGAGATGCAGTAACAACGCTTGGGCCTGATGGTGGTCCAACTTGAATACCGTCAAGGATTTCACCAGTGTATAAATTGCACACACGACTTGCTAGGTCGTAATTTGCGCCAGGGCCAACGCCTTGTGGTGTAAAGATGTTCGCCTCGATACTGCCGTTAATCTGATTGTAGGAATTGGTGGTGCTGCCCAAGGTCAAATAAGGTGCTGATCCGAATGCGACTAGACATTGCACGAATGAATCACTAGAAATTGGTTTGTATGCTGTATTCCTAAAAACAATCGGTGTGGTGTCTGCTTCTGGTGATTCGGTGAGGATAATGATGCCATCTTGACCTGTCAAGATATTGTCGTCTTGAGTATTTATGTTAGCGCCAAATCCAGCGATGAGATGCAGTTCAAGTGTGGCTCTAATTGCATTAAGATCTGCTGCGGCCATTATCCTTGCCTCTTGATTTTTTCATATTGTGATCGTACATAAGATTGCATTTCTTTGCCGATAAGATCAACCCATCCTGCATCTGCTTGTGGGCTGTGACCATTTGCCAGTGGCTCAGCATATGGCAGGTTGTTATGGATGCTGTAATAGTTGCTTAGCCTTTCCTTCCCGGCTTGATAATTTGACCCTTTAAGTGGTGCCGGTGTTCCCTTGTAATCACCTGGCGGTGCTGGTGTGCTGTTGTTTGTATTTTCCCCAACCTGCCAGCTGGCGCGAAATCGACCAGTGTCAACAGGGCTTGCTGTTTTTAATTTGTCGTCTGTCGTAAGCACTGTTGCACGCAGCAACTGCTCAACCTGTCCTTCCATGTAATCAGCAATTTTCGCCAGCTTGATTTCTCTTGCCATCATCAAGCCCTCAAAATCAATTGATATATAATCGCCTTATTATCTTGCTCGATGGTTTCAATAGTAATTATGCCGTGCGTAATGCTGTTAATAACAA